TTTTGCGACCCGGGTTTACACTTCGCTTCGCTGAAGCTACTGTTTGTGTAGGCTTGGTCGTAACCTTATTATCAGTTGTAGCAAATTTGTGCGGAAAGTCAATACGCATTCTTTTGTCTATTTCTGCATAATATTCATCAGTAGAAGGATCCATGCCTTCTTCTTCTGTTAATGTTTTATGTAAATCAAACGCTGTATAAGTCATAGCATTATCCTTACCAAACCATTCATTCTTCTCTGCCCATGCTTCTGCTCTTGGATCTGGTGCAGTAGCTTTAGGTTTAATTGCTTCATCAAGAGAGGGCTGTTTGACTGGTTTTTGCTTACTTTCAGCCTCGTTTCTTTTCTTCATCATCTCGACTCTTGCTTCTTCTAAACCTAATCTAGCAATCTCTTTTTGAGCTTCCACTTCAGCTGCAATATCTCCAGCTTCTCTTGCTGCTGCAAGTTTTGCTGCTGATGCTTGTAAACCAGATTTAACTCTACCTTCCATAGCAGTCATATAACTTGGCTCCATGGTAGTTAGTTTACTTTTGGTTTTGTCAGCTTCGGCTTTAATTCCTTTTGCGTATTCTAAAGCAGCTTCTTTTTGTCTTTCTGCTTCACGCATTTTTTTAGTTAACTTAGCAATTCTTTTCTTAACACCCTCGCTATAGTCTTCTAATTCTTTTTTATCTTCAGGACTTTTATCTTCTTGAACTTTAACTTCTTTTTCTTCTTTTTCTTCTTTAACAGGTTCTTCTGTTTTTTCTTCAGGTTGAGGCTCTTCTGTTTTAACTTCTTCAATAATAGGTTCATTAGATTCAACAGCTTTTTCATCTTTTACCTCTTCCTTTTTTTCTTCTGGTAATGTTACATCAACTTCAGGTCCTGAATTGTCAATGTCTACCATTTCATTTGTTTCGTATTTTCTAGTTTCTGGCATAGTTTCTCCTTAATTGTTATATGTTATGAAGTACGGATTCAGGATTTTCTATGGTTCCTAAAACTTCGTCGTCATTTAACAAACGAACTTCTCCGCCTTCGATGGGTAATCTTGATCCTGCGTATCTTGCAAAAATAACCCACTGTCCTTTTTTGCACCACGGTCCCGTCGGAAATTTTTCTTTGTCATGATAGGCCAACGGTCCCACCTTGATTACATAACCACAGTTTGTGGCTATACGTAATTTTTCTAATGATTCTTGTGCTATGATTATACCACCTTTAGTTTTTTCTTTTGGTGTAAAAGGTAAAACTAAAAGTCTCCAGCCACTTGGTTCAGGCAACTGGGCTGAAACATTTTTAATATTTTCTGGATTTAAAGGTTCTTTTTCTTTGACGTTTTCGTATTTTTCCATCAAAGCGTTTTTATGCTTTGGGATTTCCTTTGATGTCGATAACATTTCCTTGCTCATCTTTTTGCTCCTTATTTTCTAGCAGGTTAGAGATTTCCTGTAACAAATACTGATATGTACGTGCCTGTCCTAACATATATTGATATTTTTCCATATTGTCAACCCCACCTGTAATCATTGTATCCCCAACAGCTTGAAGTCTATCTCTTATCATTTTTTGTATTTTAGATACTATTACTAATCCATCCATTATTCAAAGTCCTCTAATGTTTCTATTTTATCTTTAGCATCTGCTATCTTTGCTAATAATTTATCTACTTCTTGTAGATGCTGTGGGTGCTCTCCAATACCAACAGAACTATTTAAATAAATATTAATAGTAACATCTGCCTCTGCAATGTCTGCTTCGTATCTAGCACGAAGCGCATCTGTCATTGATTTTCTACTCATGTTTTTCTACCTTTCCTAATTGTTTCTTTACCTTTTTTAAATATGCTAGCCACCTTTGCCTTACCCATAACTTTGGCTCTTTGTTCACCAACCGTAAGGATTTGTATTTTTCTTGCGAATGGTTTGTTGATGTTTTTAACTTTTGAAACAGTTTTACGAGCATCCGTAGGGGTCGCAAACTTAATTCTG